GGCTGGCATTAGCTCAAGGGAAAGTTGGGATTTTGAAATCATTGATGCGAAGTTAATCCCTCGCGAGTTTTTAATTGTCGATGAAAAGAAAATACGCGCAATTGTTAAGCAAATGAAAGGCGAAACGTCTATTGCCGGTGTTCGCGCTTATTCTGAAACCACGATGGCAGTTCGGAGTTCAAAATGAATTTTATATGCCCCGAAACACGCGAGGAATTTTTGAAGCGCAGAGCAAAAGAAGTTGCAGAAGTTGATAAGGAAATCTGCGAAAGGTTTGAACAGTTGTGGAGCAGCGAATTATCTGCGCCACAAAGACCGCTTCAACGACCAGATGAGCACTTAAAAGAAATGTGCTTTATAGCGTTTTCAAACGGCGCTTATGCTGGTGATGAAATTTGTAAGAGAAACTTGCTTGCAGATATAAAGCGCAAAACAAGCGAATTAAAATAAACAAACAATTGATAAATAGCTTAATTTTAACCAACGAGGTAAACAACATGAAAGAAGAAAGAGAAAAACTTGCAGCATCGTTAAACGAAAGACGGCAGCAAACCCAAGCCTTGGAACTGGCAGAGGATACACTTGGCAAGGATTTACTTGCCGCTCTTATGCAGGAAGTGAAGGTGTTGCCGGATGTTTGGCAAAAACTTAACGAAGAACAGCAGGGAAACAGCATTGACAGAATGCGCCGACAGGTAGAAGCACTTGTTGTAAAAACCATTGGCATTCTTTCCGCAAAATCAATGGTACAGGTTGCCGCAGATATTGAATCAATTGCTATCAAAGATGGCACAAAAGCAGTTCTAAAAATTAGCGGCAGAAATACGCACGATTCAATGAATCAACTTTATGAATCTGTTGGTCAAGGGGTATTTGTTACCCTTGCAAATGTAGAGCAATTTCTCGGAGGGATGGATGACGTGAAACCTGAACCAGATCAGCGAGGTCTCGGACTTGGGCACGAGTATGGACCTGATTAAGATTATACGGATGCCATCACAGCAACGAAAAAGCCTACTATTAAAAGTGGGCTTTTTTATTGGTCTCACTACGCGTAATAGGAAGCGAACCACGCGATTTTAGACACACCCTGTATGCTTTCTCAAAACAGGCTAAAAAACGCGCCACACAAAGGATTACTTGGCCTCGTCAAATATAACTACAAAATCAATAGGTCAGATCAAAAAACCCAGAAAATTGTCATATATATCAATAGGTTAGGCATAGGTATTATTACTTATATATCGTAATATATATAATCTATATATTACACAAATCGGCAGGCAATACCGCCCCGATAGAAACTAAGAGGATTGCAAAATGAAGATCACAAAAAAGTTAATAAACAAAATCGCAAAAGACAGTAAAAATTGCTGCCACAACGGGCATGGGATGTCGGTTTTCGCCGATGGGGACACTATGTTTTCTTTTGACGTTAATGATGTTTGTGCTCGCGGTGATGGTTGTGGTGGATGGGATTACAGAGTGGCATATGTAAAAAACGCAATGAGTCGCGCTGAGAGCGCAGATTTTTGTAATGCAGTTTTTAAATAAGATGGCTACAAAATTAAAACTAAACTTAAAGGTGAGCAGTATGAAACGACAAAAAGGCGACAAACAACTTGCGCGATATATCACGCGTAAAGAAAGATATTCAATCACGCTCAACGGAAAAGAGATTGACGAAGGATACCCAATATCGCTTGGCGTTAAGGTGTTTGGCAATCTAATCGGAAAAAATCATTTCAATTCGCAGTCAGCGCATTACTTTGGCGGCTTTATGAATCGCTCAGAGTTTAAAGCGTATCACGAAAATAGGCTTGGCGTTCAACTTGCCGGAGTTCTGGAAATGATTGATACAAATACAAACACAAAACTAATGGAGTGCAATATTTGAAGATACAGACGATCTATTAACCAACCAACAGGAGACAACCAATGGCACTTAAAGGCACAGAGCGAAACAAAAAAAGCGCGGATAAATTCAAGGCCGCAGGCGGTAAGTATTTTGCCTATCGCACAGACGCAGAGCGAGTAAAGAAAATGGCTCAACTGCGAGCAAAGCACAAGGAAATAACATCGGACAGGGTTCTGCTTGATTTCTGTTTGGATTATGTTCACTCAATCGTTATAGACGGAGTTGCGCCATGAAAATTTACAAACAAAAAAACCTCTGGATTGCAGATTGCAAAATGGCAGACGGTTCGCGAGTTCAGTTTGCAAGTACAAAGTCTTTTTTTGATGTTTTTATGCTGGCACTAAGGGCGACTAGCTGGGAAAAATAAACAACCAAAACAAACAAGGCCGCTTTTTAGTGGCCTTTTTTATTTGCTATTTTTTTCGCTTGATTGGTTTTTTTGGCTTTATTAAGTCAGTGAGTCTTTTCAGGATTATTGTAGCAAAGGCTTTATCTGATTCAGTGTGATCTTGAAAGTTTTGCTCAAGGCTTTTTATTGAATTGCGTGCGGCGTGTACTTCTGTTTTCATTTCATTTACGCTTTCCATTACGCGAATTAAAATATCTTCATGCTTTCCAATTCTTTCATATATTGCAAGATGGTTTATTCCTTTGTTTGCCTCTCTTTCTTCTATTCTTTCTTTTTTTTCAAATCTTTTACTTACAAGTTCAAAGCTGAATTTCAAAAGCTGCAATAAGAAAATTAAGAAAACAGCAGCCATCAAAATGGAAGGCGGTATTTGTTCAATGTGTTTAAATGCTTCTTCCATTTTACTTTCCTTTTATTTATTGATCTGAAACGCTCTGCACTATTTTTTGGCAGGCTGTCAATTGCCTGATTGCTCTGTCACCGTCTGCGGTGATCGAGATAAGATCGAGACTAACCTCTCTGTCAAGTTCGGCTGTCGCTGAACCATTATCCATGCCGGCGGGTTTGGTTTTTTCTGGCACTCTATTAGCGGTCTTTGTTGCGAAGCGCACCCCGCCATTGATAATGCCAGAATTAAGAGCATCAATTTTATTTTTTGCATCTTCTGATTCCTTTGTTAGTTGTTTGTCTATTTCAAAAACCGCTTGCTTTGTTGATTCTGTTTTGTCTTGTGCTTTTTCAACGCCTTCAATTTTTTGTTCAAGAACATCACGCGAGTCTTTCCAACCGCGTGCAAACCACCCGGCGCCGACCATTGATACAATTAGCGTGAGGCAAAACAACAATTTTGCTATTGAAAGTGTCGGCATTAGATAACTTTAACAGGTTCCGTGGTGATGGCGCGGAGGATGATGTTAGCAACGACCATAATACCTGACACGATTTGCGACTGCGCTTCGGGGCTTGCAATCTCCGCTGGTAACCCGTTTCCGGTGGCTGAGGCTAATAAAACAAGACCGCCCACAATGTTTGCCCAAAAAGTTTTGCTTGTGAATATGCTTTTCATAGTTTTGCCCTCGGTTGTCTTATCGATTATCAATTATTGCTGAAACTTCTTCTTCAGTCGTGCAAGCTAAGACGCTTACCTTTAATGCTGCATCACTTGCACATATCGAATTTGTATTATTGACGATTGCCAAAGAAAAGGCTAGCGCCGATTCCTCGTCAAAGGTATAAAAAGACTTGCTTGACGTTGGCATTGATAGCGGCCATATCCCTTCAATGCCTAGCGATGTTTTTAAGTCAAGCCACAGCAATTGGCTTTGCTCGCACATCGAAAACTCAACGCCGTTAAATGCCATGGGTGATTGTAATAGCTGAAAAGTACGCGATTGTATCGCTGCTAGTTTTTCGTTCTTTGCTGCTTCGAGTGTCATTGCTCCACCGCCGATATTGATATGTTACGAATTCTCGCAGTACCGCCGCCTGTTGCAGCAAGCCCCACGTCTATCCAAACAGCTGTACCAAGTGTTAAACCAGTAGCAACGCCCTGAACAGAGAATGGCGCACGAATGACAGGCGAGGATAGCGCGACTGTCGGGTTAGTCACCCTTACAAGACCGCCGCGAGTTGTGCCGGTTAATGCTGCGCCGTTTGTCGGTGCTGAACCTGTACCTGTTCTTAACTGTACTTGTGCCGTGTTGCCGGTGCCGCTGTTGTCAATATCGCCTGAAATTATAAACAACACCTTGCCAGATTTAACCGGCGTGATTGAACCAGCAAGCCCCATCATTACGCCCGTGGTGTTGGTTGTTGTTGATGGGTCGCTTGGTGTGGCTTGATAATTAGCGCCCTCACTTGGTAGAAAATCCCAAACACCCGCTGCGGTTGAAATGTCTGTTACTGTCAGCTTTGCTTCAGATCTTGGAATAACCGTTCCGATATTACCGCCGCCGTTGGCGTTTACCGTGACGTTGCCGGTTGCGTTATCATGGATTATGTACGTAGTCCCAAGCGTTAGGGTTGTTGCATCAGGTAATACGCATGTTTGTGTTGTCGAACCGGTGAAGAATTGTTGCTGTGCACTTGTAACAGTAAGCGTTGTTGTACCCGCAGCTGTTGCCGTTGTCGCATAGCCGGTTATTGTGTTTTGTGTCGATTGTGCGTTTCCTGTGACTTTTGCGACTGTGCTTGTAAGCTCAAGAATACCCGCACTTGAGTTCGTTCCTGAACCCGCTACAGAAAACTTTACTTTTGTGCTTGCCTGCTGTGTTCCGATGTACAGATTGCCAACACCAGACGCGCTGCCGTCTACAAATAGATAGGCATCTTTTGCGGCACCCCAAGACGAACCTGTCCAACCTGAGTTGTTAATACCAAAATCAGCGTATTCTGTGCTGTCACTTCCTGTATTTGTCGTTACAACATAATCAGACGATGCTGCCGTGCCAGTGCTTGAATTTTGAATGTTAGCTTGAACGTATGAATTTAGGTTGCCTGTTATGTTTAAATAGTTGCCTGTTGATAACGCGGTTGCGCCATTAACCATCACCGATGTTGCACCAAGTGCGCCGGTTGATGCGTTGAAAATTAACGATGTGTTTGACTTTGCTTGCTGCTGTTGGGTACCGCTTGCATTGCCAAAAAGCAGGAATGTTGTTGTATCGCTTGAATCTGTTGCAGTTTGAATCTCAAGCGGGGCGACAAAGTTTGTGCCATTGCTGTGGAAATACTGCCCATTCGTGCCGCTATCAGAAACAAAGAACGTGTACCCAACGGGGTATGATGAGGCGGTTAATGCAGCAAGCTGTGCCGTTGTAACGGTTGGTGGGGTAGGTAGGTTATATACACCCGCGCTTGCGGATGAAAGAACCAGCAAAGCAATAAAGCCAAATAGTATTTTTTTCACTGCGTGTACTCCGTAACAATGGCCGCGCCACCTGAACCTGAAGCCCATATACCTTTGATCGCGCTAGTTGAGCCAAAGGGAACTTCATAATAGCCGTTTTGATAAAGTACAACCGTGAAGTTTGTTGATGATGCCGTGCCGCTGTTCATTAACAGATAAAGTATTGATGCAGACGTGTTAACAATCGATGCCCCTATCCTTGATGTGTTTGCAGCAAGAATAGTCGTACTTGTGGCGCTGTATGATACCGATGTCAATGCGGTAGTGGCTGGCCTGTTTGCTTGTGTTGACGCGATACTGTTTGGTGATATTGAAACAACAAGTGCTTTATCAGCCGCCGCCGCCGCCGTGCTTGCAGCCGTCACTTTTGCTATGTTTGTGCCATCGGTGATTTTGGTTTGCTGTGTGCCATCGGTTTGCGTTGCTGACAATGCCAAAGCCGATGTATTTAAGTTTGTGCCAGCGTTTGCCGTCACTGTACCGCTGACGGGTTGCGTGGTCGCGCTACCATCGGTCTTGATCGCCGTCATTGACGCTATACCTTGCACTGTTATGACATCCGCGCTTGCTGTGCCAGCTGCCCCTAGTGCTGGTTGTTTTGCCGCTGTGCTTGCACCACTCGGCAATGCTGAAGATGAAACAACAACCGCGCCGGTATTAACAGCTGTGACTTTTGCATTCAGTGATGAAAGCGTTGCTTCAGTTGATGCGCCCGTTGGTAAAGACACGGTGCCTGATACGTTGTTGACATTCCATGTGCCTGATTGAGTCGCAGCCACGGTGCTAAACGGGGTTAATGTTGAAATCTGCGCCGCTGTTAAAACAACTGGGACACTTGCAGCCGCCAATGCCTGACCGAGCGAAGGTGTTTTCCCGTCAATACTTGAAAGCGAACTATTACCGGTTGTCTGCAAGGCTGATGTACTGGCTCCCGTGGGCAAGCTGACAGTGCCGCTCACATTTGTGATGTCCCATGTCCCGCTTTGGGTTGCTGAAACCGTGCCGTCAACCGTTATTGAATTGCCGCCGTCTTGCACATTAACCGCGCTTGCACCCGATGCGTTATTGATTGTCACGTCACCAATATCAACACCAGAATTAGCGCCAAGTGTTGAGCCGCTTGCATCAACGGCCAAAGCGCCAGATGGGTTGACCTTAACATCAATATAACTGCCACCACCGGCTGTGGTTAGTCCGTGTATAACCGTGTTTGTGACAATGCCGTAATCAGTGCCAGCAACTTGTACATTAAGGGCTTTGATAGTGTTGTCAACTGTGCCGTTTGTTATTTGGGTCTTTTGTGTTCGGTCTGTTTGAATTGCAGACGTTGCAGCACCACTTGGCAAAGGTAGTGACACTGCGCTAACCGCCATAGTTCCAGTACCGGCATTGGCTGTAACTGTACCGCTTATTGGTACCGGCGTTGCTCTAAGCTGTGTATCTGTCAACCCGTCTGTTGTTGTCGTTACAGTGCCGGCAATCGAAACGGGCTGCGTGGCCTGCCAAAAGGTTCCGCTTACAGGTTGCGTCACAGGCCAGAAAGTGCCAGTGACGGCAAGCGGATTCGTTACAGCTGAAAGAATACTTGAAAGTGATGAATTGCCAGTTGTTTGCAGTGCGGCGGTTGCCACGCCGGAAACTGAAACAGGAACGGGCGTTGCTCTTAGTTCAGCATCGGTTAAACCCGCGCCACCTGTTGGCAATACAACGGGTATTCGGCCAGCGTCAAGAGTTGGCAGTTTTCCATTTATTGTTGAAAGCGTAGTATTGCCGGTTGTTTGCAATGCAGCGGTGGCAGCTGACGTTGGCAAGGGTAAAGATGCCGCGCTTATCGCCACGGGTGTTGCGCGTAGCTCCGTGTCTGTTAGTGTACTACCTGTTGGCAATACAACCGGCACACGCCCACCAACCAATGCGGGGGTTTTTGTGTCCATGCTTACAGTTGCCGCGCTTTGATTAACAAGCACGGGGGATGTCGTTGTTAGTGTGTCAGCGTAGGCATAAGAAAAAATGACAAAAAATAAAAAACACGCCCTAGTCATTTTCATATATATGCCTCCCCTGAAACAACGATTGGGTCAATTGGGTTTTTTGTTCGCACACTGATTTGATTTGAATTTGTAAGTGCGCCGAACAGGTAGCTGTCCCACGCTGGGATTGGTATAGCTGCACCCGTGCCGCCACGTTGCACATAGATGACTTCATCGGTGCCGTTCACCACATTCAGGAACCGGCAAACGTAGGATTCAAACGCGGTATATGTAACGTCTGACGTGACAGTCACTTCAAGGTTTTTGTTGTTTGTCATAATCTTCGACCTTTCAATGTATGTGATGTTATCAAGAACACCAACAATTTCAACCGAACCAAGAACACCGACAATTTGTTGGGTGGCTATAATCCCGACAATCTTTGTTTTGCTTACAACCCCAATGACGTTTGGGCATGTCATGTGTTCAGCCTTGTTGAAACCAAAACTCGTATGGTGTCTTTGCTGATTGTAATGCGCGTCAAATCGCCATAAATCAAAGTCACATCAAGGTGATAATCACCAACGGGCAAATTGTCAACCACATCATCTTTTGTCAAAACAAAATTTGTGATGCCATTTTCAGCGTCATCATGCACTTGGTTTGTTACTTCAAAATCGGGGGTGGCTTGTTGATCTACTTTTGAAATAGTCAAAACAACGTCTTTGTCAGTTATATCAACCGGCACAAGTTCTTCAACCCAAACATTGTCAACTTGTGTGCGTACCTTTTCTACAACGCGCACTTCAAATGCCGCCGAATTCCCCTGATATATATCTTTGAGTGCCATAGTTTTTGCCCTTACAAATTAGACCAAAGTGCGCCCGTTTTTTAAATCCGCAATTGTTAAGCCGCCGGTGTATTGGCAATGCGCCATTTCGTTAAACTTTTTCCACCGGCCAGCCCATTCAAGGCCAATGCCTTCAGCGATTTCACCACACTTTTGATACAGTACTTTATCATTCCAGCAACACTTCCCGTTCACAACGGGAGCAAAATCAAAGGCCAATTTGTAATTGTGGAAAGACTCGCCGCCTTTTGCATTCGTTACTTTTTTTCCTGCCTTTGTTCTGCCTTGTGCGTACAAGTTATTTTGTGATTCATCGTCCCTAAATGTTGAAGTTATTATTACATCAATACCAACTTTCGCGCACGCAAGTACAAATTTATTCGCCAAGTATTCAACCTTGGGATGTAAATCTGAAAGTTTGCGTGAAGTGATCATTTTCAATTACCAGTTGGGGGTAAAAACAAGAACATTGCAACGTGTGCAATCTTCATACCCACCACCTGCATCACGGCAAGCAATCTTAACGGCGTTCACACTACGAACATTTGCCACGTTGTATTGTGAGCAAAAGATATTGTCATCACCGTTACCAGCAACAACACCGTCCGGTGGAAAAAACATGCCCGACACCAAATAGTTGACGTGCGGCATTGGCGTTGAAAAATTTATTGTGTACACACCGGCTTGGTTCCTTTGAACTGTTGAAACATTCAAACTTTTCAAAGGTGCATTTGTCCCGACCAAAGTACCATTGAAGATGCACGCGGCGGCAAGAACCAAGCCTGAATTTGGCAACTTTTCGGGTGTAATAAATTTCACACTACTTGCGGCGGCGCGTACTTCAGCGGCGGTGGCGGCGGGGAAAATTGTTTTTGGTGCCCAACTATTGGTTGATGCTGCGTATACATACGTGATCTGACTACCGGCGTCATACCATTCTGAACCGTTAGCAGGTGTTGTTGGGAAATCAATAGCCATGATCTTAACCTCTAATTAGTTGGAAATTTTGCGGATGAACACATTGGCATATACTTCAACAATCCCCATGGTTGCCGGTGTACCAAACCCTTGGGTGTTGCGTAGCAACGTGCAACGGTGTTGAAGTTCTAACACGGTTGCCCCGGCCAGTGTTACCACGCCATGAATTAAACTTGAACTTGAAATGCCTGAAGATGCCGTCACATCTTCATTCACAGAATACAAAAGGTCAGTGTTGTTGGTTACATCACGCAGCCTTGATTTGTGTATTTGAACATCGGAAGCATTGCATGCGGTTGATACTTCATACTTACCGGCTGGTAACGTGATTTGGTTCGCCGCAAGTGATGCCCCCGTGATGTCATTATTCACCACCGTGTTCAAATCCCGCGTCATCCAAGTGTTTGGGGAAAATGTGCCGCTATCAGTACCGCTAGATTTTTGGTCTTGCACGTGCAAGATTTCATTGATAGGGCGTGTGCTTGGGATGCCTTGTACAGCGACCCATTGCGAACTTGTGCCATCGTTATAGTAAACATAAAGAATACCATTTGAACTATTCCACCACAGACCGCCCGCTTGCGGGTTTGCCGGGGGGGACGTACCAATTGCGGCTATTGCGGAATGATCGACAAAAGCCCACGCTGCTCCGTCCCAAACCTTCATCGCCAACACGGTTGCCGTGGTGTCATACCAAAGTTTGCCGGTTGTTGGCGTTGATGGTGCTGAAGATTGAACAGCCACAGAGTCGCCCGATGCCACCCATGTATTTGTTGGGTATGCTACGGTGCAAACATAGGTAACGCCGGTTGCAGAATTAAACCAAAGATTGCCAAGTTGTCCATTTGTTGGCTGTGTATTACCAACAACGATATTCGGCAGGTGCAATACTTGCCAATATGTTGAGTTTGATGCGGGTGTGTGATTTTGATTTCCGCCTGCTACCGATATGTACATCACGCCGGAATACCAAACAATTGCATCCGCTGGATATGACGTTATTGAGTCCCAATTGAACACGCCGTTTTCATTTAAGCATTGCAAGGATTGGTCAATCCGATTCATCCAAAAATTGAAAAAATCAAATTGTGGTTCTTCACCACTAAACCAACCCGTTGCCTTTTTACCAGCGCCGGGGTCAGTGTTTGTGCCGGATGAAGCCCACTTGTTCGCAATGTCTGTTGGTTTTGTAACCATTTGTCAAACCCTCACTAAGAAACAACACCCACCAATTCGACACCCAACGGGCGTGCAAGTAGGTCATAGTCTACCAAAAGAACATAACTTGTTGCGTCAAGTGGCGCATCAAAAGTTATACCAAACTGCATTGGGGAAGTAAGATTGTCAATTGTAAAATCTGTCCTTCCACCTGTTAAAATTTCAACGCCGCGCACAACATCATTGACTACACTGCGCTTGCGGCCAATATCCGAACCAGCTGCATTTTTTAGTGCACGCGCCTTTATCATGCGCCTATAAATAACATCACTTGCGTCAACTGTCGCAACACCATAAATGCCGTCAGTGAAAACGCCTTCATTCAAACCTTCATCCGCTGCACCATCTAGTGTGAAAATTTTAAGGCTTGCTGTATCAAGTGCCGCACGCGGTTGACCGACAATTCTGCCAAGAACATCAAGCCATTCACCGCCCGCTTTTTCAATGTCAAAGAAATGCACAAGGGAGCAAATACCACCGCACAAATAATTTGTTTCGTTCATGTGTAAATTAACCCACTTTTGAAAGCGGGGCGATTCTTTATATTGAGACACAATGCGTTCAAGACTTGTATCAGGCAAGAACTTAATGGCGCCGATGTCAATTGTGGTGCTCATGGGGCATGGACCACTGTTATTGAGCCAACAACAAGCGTTGGATATTCATCATAGCCCATTGCAAGGGTCGTTAAATAAGAGCCGCCAACGCTTGTTTTTCTTATCCCTATTGAATTAACCCGCAAGGCATTGATGATGCCAACGGGCGCGTATAGGTCAGCGGCATAAGGGTCTTGGTCTACGATATAGCCGGATTCAACACCCTCTTGAACAAGTGAACCATCATAGAAAGCAAGACAAGCGTTTTTAATATCTGTTACACGCGAGATTGACCAACCCGTCATTTCCTTAACATCAACGCGAACATCAACCGGCACGGCAACGGGTCGTGACCATTTAACCTCATAAGACCGGCCACGGTAATCAAACGCGGTGCCGGTTGTGGTTCCGTAGTAGCCAATAAACCCGCCGATGTCGAAAATAGTCTGTGAAATTTCCTGCGCTACTCCACCAAGTACAAAGCACTCAACCGACTTTGCTGGTACGCCATCCGCGTCTGTTGATGTCGTTCTATTTTCATGTATCACCACCATTGTCACGCCTTGCAAAGCTAATAATGCAGCCTCTAATGATTCCGGCATTGACTTACCGCGCAAGGCTGTTGACCTATCCGCACGGGCGCGATATTCAAGAGTTGTTTCATCTGCTGTACCTGCAACACCGGCGGCTGTATTTCCTACGGTAGACCAACCACTGATTGGCGTGTCAATCGTGTCGATTTTGCCCGATGCAATGGCAATTGCGCCGTTTATATCCGCAACAACGACAACAAGCCCATCACCTGAACCGTCAAGTGTCACATCTGTTTTTGTTGAAAATGAAATGTAAGCAAGAAGCGGATCACTACAAGACACAAGTGAACCGGCTGGGATTACCGTTGCGGGCGTGCCTGTCAATTCGCAAGTCACTTCTGTTGGTGATGCTATTATTCTTGGTACGCCACGCACCCCTTCATTCAAAATATCTTGATAAGAGCCTTCGGCGGTATTGGGGTCAAGTTGCGTGAATATGGTCAACAACAAATCCCATAATTGCGTGTAATGGTCGGCTGTGATGCCCATTTGTTGCACGTCTGGGCTTGAATTGTCTGTGCTTGCATCCGGCCAGATTTCGGACAGTTTTGCTTTCATATCTTTAATGATGTCGCTGAAGTACCTTTTTTTAAAGCCTTTGTCCGTCAACCCTATGTCATCTGCCATCTTAAACCCCGCCGTTTATAGTGTTGCCGTACTCGTCAACATATTCAAATTCGATTGAAAGTTTGCGCTTTGCTTTGTCAAAATCAAGCGTCAATTTTTTCAATTCTACCACGCCATCCGTGCCAAGTATTTCACGGGCGATATATGACCGCGTTCTAAAAAGATTTGCACTCTTTCCAGCTATTTCGGTGAACCAAGGCAAACCAGAATCAAGATCAAGGAACCATTCTTGCGATACCAATAAAAGACGCGTTCTAACAGTTTGCAGCACCGCATCACTATCATGCAATCGGGCAATGTACTTTGTTTCCCCATCAAGGTACATGTCATTTTCAGAATTCAACGCAAAAACGCTTCTTGATTTTGCCATTAGTT